GTGGCGGATCCTCTTCGAGGACACCCGCAAGCGCTTCCGCGAGGAGATCGCCGACATCCCGATCGCCAACCGCGCCTACCGACTGAGGGCTTTGGGTCGGATGGCTGAGCGCGCCGAGGGCATGCGAAACATGGCCCTGGCTGCCCAGCTTTACGAGCAGGCCGCCAAGGAGTCGGGTGGCATGTACAGCAACAAGCACCAGCTCGAGCACTCTGGCCCTGGCGGAGGTCCGATCCCGACAATGCCGACCACCATCCAGCTTGTGGCGCCAGGCCATGACCACGGCGAAGATTGAACTTCCGCCAAAGCTGATACCAGTCTTCTCAGGCCCTGCCCGGTACCGCGGCGCCCATGGTGGACGAGGCAGTGCCAAAACGCGCACGTTCGCCAAGATGACGGCAGTAAGGGCGTACATGTACGCGGAGGCTGGAATCAGTGGCGTGATCCTCGGGGCGCGCGAGTACATGAACTCGCTTGAAGAGTCCTCCATGGAGGAGATCAAGCAGGCAATTCGATCCGAGCCATGGCTGGACGCGTACTTCGACATTGGTGAGAAGTACATCCGGACCAAGAATCGCCGAATTTCGTATGTGTTCTGCGGATTGCGCCATAACCTCGACAGCATCAAGTCGAAGGCCAGAATCCTGATCGCCTGGGTTGACGAGGCTGAAAACGTCAGCGAAACGGCGTGGATAAAGCTCCTGCCGACGGTTCGTGAGAACGACTCGGAGGTCTGGATTACCTGGAACCCGGAGCGCGATGGAAGCGCCACCGACACCCGGTTCCGGAAGAACATGCCGGCAGGCGCAAAAATCGTCGAGATGAACTACACGGACAATCCGTGGTTTCCCGATGTGCTCGATCAGGAGCGCCTGAACGACCGGCAGACGCTGGACGACCAGACCTATGCCTGGATCTGGGATGGCGCCTACCGCGAGAACAGCGACGCTCAGATCCTTGCTGGCAAGTACCGGGTGGCCGAGTTCGAGCCTGGTCCCGATTGGGATGGCCCTTACTACGGCATCGACTGGGGGTTCAGCCAGGACCCGACTGTCGGCGTCAAATGCTGGATTTACGACCGCAGGCTTTGGATTGAGCACGAAGCCGGAAAGGTTGGACTTGAGAACGACGATATCGCTGAGTACATGATCAGGCGCTTGCCAGGGATCGAACGACATGCAGTCCGAGCCGACTCGGCCAGGCCGGAGACGATCAGCCACGTCAGGAGTAAAGGGAAAGATGGCAGTCGTGCATGTCTGCCCAGGATCGAAGGTGTCGAGAAATGGAAAGGCAGCGTCGAGGACGGCATTGCCCACCTTCGCAGCTATGTCGAGATCATGATCCATGAGCGATGCACGAAAACCCTCCGCGAGGCCAGGCTATACAGCTACAAGGTAGACCGGCAGACCGGGGATGTGCTTACCGATATCGTCGACAAGAACAACCACTACTGGGACGCCACACGGTATGCGCTTGGGCCGCTGATCAAGCGAAGAAGTGCTGTTGGCATCCTTCTTCCCGGAGCCCGTTGATGGCCATCTTCATCCTCAGGGAGCGCGCAACCAGCCGCTCCATGGTGGTCCGTGCTCGCTGCACGTCCTGCGCCCGCACCGTGGCGGTCGAGAACGCTGGCGCTGAAGGGACGATGGTATGGCGCGACCCCAACCTCTCTTCTGTCGAACTGGTCCGCGAGACGGACAAGCCAGGCCTCATCCTGAAATCGGACTGACCATGACTGACAAACTCGACCTCGCGGTCAATCACGCGATGAGCAGTGCTGTCGCGCGTGCGCGAATGAGCCTGCTGAACCAGGGCATCGGCCATGACGCCAAGCGGCCGCAGGCATGGTGCGAGTATGGTTTCCCTCAGGAAATCACGTTCAACGACCTGTACACCATGTACCGGCGGGGCGGCATCGCCCATGGCGCGGTTGAGAAGATCGTCACCACGTGCTGGAAGACATATCCGCAGGTCATAGAGGGCGACGATCAGGACCGCTCCAAGGACGAAACCGAGTGGGAGAGGAAGAACAAGCCGTTGATCGCAGGCGGCAGGTTCTGGCGGGCTGTCTCCGAAGCCGACCGGCGCCGCTTGGTGGGTCGGTATTCCGGGCTGCTCCTCCACATAAGGGACAGCCAGCCCTGGGATAGACCTGTTTCGGGCAAGGTCAATGGCCTGGCGAAGGTCACCCCGGCCTGGGCTGGGTGCCTTAAGCCGAAGTCGTTCGACGAAAAGCCGGATAGCGAGACCTACGGGCAGCCCACCATGTGGGAATACACCGAGGCTTCCCAAGCCGGTCGTCCCGGTCTGGTGCGGGATATCCATCCGGATCGGGTGTTTATCCTCGGAGACTGGACCGGCGATGCAATCGGCTTCCTGGAGCCTGCCTACAACTCCTTCATCAGCCTGGAGAAGGTCGAGGGAGGCAGTGGCGAATCGTTCCTGAAGAACGCCGCACGCCAGCTCCTGCTGAACTTCGACAAGGAGATTAACCTCGGCGAGATCGCCAGCACCTACGGCGTGACGCTCGATGCGCTCAACGAGCGCTTCAACGAGGCAGCGCGCCAGCTCAACCTCGGCGTCGATGTCCTGCTCCCGACCCAGGGGGCGACCGTCACGCAGATGGTGTCCGCTGTTTCGGACCCCAGCCCCACGTACAACGTCAACCTGCAGACCGCCGCCGCCGGCGTCGACATCCCGACCAAGATTCTGGTGGGCATGCAGACCGGCGAGCGGGCGAGCAGTGAGGACCAGAAGTACCACAACGCCAGATGCCAGGCGCGCCGGGTGCAAGAACTGACGTTCGAGATCAACGACTTGTTCGCGCACCTGATGCGCATCGGCGTGGTTCCGCTGAAGGCTGAGTTCACCGCGATCTGGGATGACCTCACCGTGCCGACCAAGGCCGAGCGCTTGGCCAACTCCAAGACCATGAGCGAGATCAACAGCGCCGCGATCGGCACTGGCGAGCCCGTGTTCACGGCGGAGGAAATACGCGAAGAAGCTGGATACGACCCGCTCGAGGGTGGCGATCCGCTGCCTGACACCGAACCGGAGGATGAAGATGCCGCGCGCACCGATCCTACCGGCGAGCAGCAGTGACCCGACCGGGGTAGATCGACTGGAAAGGGGCGCAATGCGCGAGTTCGACAGGCGCATGCGGAAAATCCGGGATGGCTATGTCGCTGCCTTGGACCGAATCCCGGCCCAGCCGGTGGTGAATGAGCAGTACACCTACCGTCTCGACCAGGCCCTTCTCTCCGCGATCTTCGCCGACACCAACCTGATGGTCGACGAGATCCTGCAAGAGGGCGGGGAGCGGGACCTCTGGTTCTTCGAGTCATACGTCGGGGTTGCCTACATCCGCGGTACTGCACAGACGCATGCCAACCTGGCGCAGCAATCGCCTGCATACCGCGCCGGCCGGGAATCGCTGGATGTCCTGCTTCGATCCGACGCCTACCGCGCGCGGATGGCACTGCTTCGCGCCCGGGAGTTCGAGGAGATGAAGGGCTTGTCCGGCCAAGTCAAGGCCGACATGGCGCGCATTCTCGCCGAGGGCATGGGGCGCGGGAAGAATCCCCGCGAAATCGCACGGGACCTGACCGCCCAGACCGGCATCGAGGCGCGTCGCGGCCATCGCATCGCACGCACCGAAGTCACAACCGCTCTCCGAAGGGCTCGCTGGGACGAAAAAGACGCTGCTGAGGCCGACTACGGCGTTCAGTCGAAGCTGATGCACATGTCGGCCCTGTCCGCCAGCACTAGGGCCACCCACGCGGCCAGGCACGCCAGGCTCTACACCTCGGATGAGGTGAGGGACTGGTACAGCCGAGACGGAAACCCAATAAATTGCAAGTGCAGCCAGGTCGAGGTGCTGGTCGATGACGATGGGAACCCGGTTGTCCCGGCCATCGTCGAGCGCGCGCGCCGCAACTACCAAGTCATGAAAGCCAAAGGGCGCGGGCCCTGGGCGAAAGAGGATTGAGCCATGCCCATGCAGGTCAACATCACCACCCAGGTCAACAGCGCCAGCATTCGGCGTGAGACACACAACGGGCGCGAACATCTGGTTCTGCCGAGCTACACCCTGCCGGCCGGCGTGATCATGAACGGTGGTCTCTACACCGCAGAGCAGATCGACAAGCACTACCCAGGCCTGGAGGGAACGCTGGCGCCGCTAGGGCACCCGATGGTCGACGGGAAGTTCGTTTCGGCGTTCTCACCCGAAGGGATCAACGTCGGCCACGTCGGCGCTTGGAACCGTAACGTGAAGAAGTCCGGCAACCGGGTCTACATGGAGAAGTGGGTCGACGTCGAGTTCGCCAAGTCCACGGAAGGCGGTCGTGAACTGTTGCAGCGCGTTGAGGCGCTGGAGAAGGGGGAGGACGTTCCCCCGATCCATACCAGCGTTGCCGCATTCCTCAACCGCATCGAGCCGAACGAAAGTCAGCGTGCCCAGGGCGCGGAGTGGGTCGCCGACATCCAGAGCATGGACCACGACGCGATCCTGCTGCACGAAGTAGGGGCGGCTACTCCTGAGCAGGGCGTCGGCCTCATGGTGAACGCGGACCAGGCTGTGCCGCTTCAGCCGAACTCCGGCGCCCTGGTTGGCGAGTCCTACCGGGAGCGTGAGCAGCGCCTGGACCGAGCCGCAAAGGAGCGATTCGCCTCCGGCCCCGACCAGTACGCATGGGTTGCCGACTTCACCGATTCCCAGGCCGTGATCAGCCTCAACGGCGGTGTGACCGAGGTGTACGGCTACAAGGTCGAGGCAGGGAAGATCGTCTTCGACGAGTCCGGCCAGCCCGTTGTCCGGCAAGAGTCCTGGGTCGCCATGGTGGCCAACAGCATCAAGAACATTTTCACCCATCGTCAGGCTCGGCCTGATCAACCTGAGAAGGAGGGCGACATGCCCCTGACCCCCGAAGAAAAGGCCGAAATCGTGAAGGAAATCGGCACCAACACCTCCAGCGCCATCAAGGAGCTGGCGGACACCATCATCAAGCCCCTGGCCGATAAGGTCGACGGCCTGGTCGCCAATCACAAGGCTCTGGCCGACACGCTGACCGCCAACCAGCGCGCCGAGGAAGACAGCATGCGTGAAGCGGTCAAGGCCAAGTTCGGCGAGGTCATCGCCAACAGCCTGGCCGGCGACGCGCTCAAGGAAATGTTCAAGCAGTGCGGCGAGTCCGCCCCGCTGGGCGCCAATGCCGCCACCGACAAAGGCGGTCTCACCGCCGATATCAACAACCTGCCGAAGGAGTAAGCCATGTCTCGCTATCGTCGCGTGAACATCGACGGCAAGTCGCTGTTCAAGACCGAAACCCGCAAGACCGCCGCCGCGCTTTACCCCGGAACCTTCGCTGTGATCGACGGTGACGACGAGTTCGCTCAGGCTGATGAAGTTGTTGGCCGTCTGTACGTCCTCGACAGCGCCTATCACGAGGGTCTGGGTATCACCGACCAGATTCCGGCCGGCCACTCGGCTGTTGGTAACTACCTGGAAGAAGGGCGTGAATTCGCTGTGCGCATGGCTGCTGGTGCTTACACCAAGGATCAGCCGGTGACCGTCAGTGCTGCAGGTCTTGCCATTCCTGTCCCTACCGCTGCTGGCTCCTACAAGGTGATCGGCTACATCCAGGACACCGTCACCACCTCTGCGGTGGACTTCATCCGCATTCGCGTCCGCGCTGACTCTGTCACCGTGGCGCCGTAAGGAGAGCAGAATGTTTCTGACCCAACATGCAATCGCCGCCCATCCCCGCCTGATGGGCCACTTCCAGGACCTGCAGGCCAACCGCAACATCTGGAACACCCAGAACGCCGCCATGATCGCCGAACACCGCGGCGCCATGACCCCCGAAATGCTGGCCTGCAATGCTCTGGCCGGCCTGGGTCGTGAGTTCTGGGCAGAGATCGACGCCCAGATCATCCAGTACCGCAACCAGGAAACCGGCATGGAGATCGTCAACGACCTCCTGCAGGTGCAGACCGTGCTTCCGATCGGCAAGACCGCCAAGCTCTACAACGTGGTCGGCGACATCGCCGATGACGTGTCGGTGAGCATCGACGGCCAGGCCCCGTACTCCTTCGATCACACCGAGTACAACTCCGACGGCGACCCCATTCCGGTATTCACCGCCGGCTACGGTGTCAACTGGCGCCATGCCGCCGGCATGAGCACCGTCGGCATCGACCTGGTTCTGGACTCGCAGGCTGCGAAACTCCGCAAGTTCAACAAGCGGATCGTTGCCTACATCCTGGACGGTGCCACCAACATTCAGGTCGAGAGCTACCCGGCTCAGGGCCTGCGCAATCACCGCAACACCATCAAGGTCAACCTAGGCTCCGGCGCCGGCGGCGCGAACATCGACCTGACCACTGCCACCCAGGAGCAACTGGCTGCGTTCTTCACCACCGGCGCTTTCGGCCAGGCCGCCCGCAACAACAAGGTCGATGCCTATGATGCGCTGTGGGTGTCCCCGGAAATCTGGGGAAACATGAACCGACCGGCAACCGTGGCAATCGGTGGCAGCACGATCCTGAGCGGCGGCACTGTTTTGCAGTTGATCACCCCGTTCATCCCGGCTCGCGCCATTCGCCAGACCTTCGCCCTGTCGGGCAACGAGTTCCTGGGCTATCAGCGCCGCCGCGACGTGGTCACCCCGCTGGTCGGCATGGCTACCGGCGTTGTGCCGCTGCCGCGTCCGCTGCCGCAGGTCAACTACAACTTCCAGATCATGAGCGCCATGGGCATCCAGGTGAAGAAGGACGACGAAGGTCTGTCCGGCGTGATCTACGGCGCCAACCTGGCGTAAGGGGGCGACATGCGCTACGAAGTGACCCGCTCCTGGCATGGCGTAAGCGTGGGCGACGTGGTGGAACTGGAGCACCTTCACCCGTCGCTGAAACCCAACGTGCGCCCCCTCGGCGGCGATTCTGTCCTCGAAGCAGCTACGCCGGCTGCAAGTTCTGATGTCGAGCAGAAACGCCGAGGGCGACCGCCGAAAACCGAGTGACCGGTGCGTGACGAGAGGCCGCCTGCGGGCGGCTTCGTCGTTTCTGGCCTCAGCGATGGGGCCCTTCCTTCTGGAGAATGAAATGTTTGGAAATCTGATCGACTCGGACATCCCGGCAATTCCAAAGGCTCCGCCCGCTCCCATGGAGTTCCCGGCCTCGTTCCGGGCTAGCGATGACTTCAGGCTCTGCGATGCTATCCGGAACACCGTGGATGCTGCGCAAGACGCCCAAGGTATGACGCTTCGGATTCTTCAACGACACCTCCTCCGTCTGTGCAACCTGCAGGTCGAGCAACTGGAGGGATGTGGTGATGATCACAGTTGAACAGGCCCGGCAGTACCTGCAGAGCCAGGGCATCGACAACGTGCCTGATTTCATCCTTGCGGCGTGGGTCGAGCAATTGCAGCAGATCCAGGACTGCCTGGATGCCCACTACCCGGCATCGACCGCGCTGCTGATTCAGGCCTACCTGCTGGCGCTGTTTGCGTTGGCCCAGGCCGACAAGTACATCAGCAGCCAGACGGCCCCATCCGGCGCTTCTCGATCGTTCCGCTACCAGGCCTTTGCTGATCGCTGGAAGGCGCAGTTGGCCCTGCTGAACGCCCTGGACAAGCACGGATGTGTGACGGGGCTGATTCCCCCGAACCCAACCCAGACCGCACACGGCGGTCTTTGGATCGCGCGCGGTGGCTGCATGTGTGGTGACTCATGAGCACGACAGCGAATTGGAGTTACACCAACACGGCGACGGTTCGGCCATTCCTGCACTTCGACCTTTCGATCCAGGAGGCCGTTTACGGCCCTGACTACGAGATCGCTTGCACCTGGACCGCCAAGAGCGAGCAGATGCGGGAAGAGGGCGGGCAATCTGGGGCGCGAGGTGCCGAGTTCGTATCGCGGCACCAGATATTCACCGAGGACCGCCGGCCGAAGTACCTGGACCTGATCCAGTTCGACGGCTCCAACGGCTGGGAAGAGATCCGCTCGGTGACGAACTGGGATATGTCCTTCTTCGGCGAGCAGCCGGACTTTCTACTGGTGACCTGACATGGCAATCCAAGGCATCGACCGCGTCCGGCGGAATCTTCGCGTGGCTGTCGAAAACATTGCAGAGGGCAGGTCTGAGCGCGCGATATACGAGATCCTCAGCCAGGGCGCTGCTATGGCGCAGACCATGACGCCGATCGACACGTCGAATTTGATCAATAGTCAGACTGCACCCCAGATCAGTAATGGGACTGCTGGGGTGGAAGGGCGGATTGGATATACAGCAGCCTACGCGGCAGCGGTCCATGATGCGCCAGGAACTCTCGCCGGACAGCCAAGGGCGGATTTCGGAAAGACAGCGGACGGAACCGCCTTTGGAGGCGGTACTGGAGTTGGGAACTACTGGGATCCAAATGCAGAGCCAGAGTTTCTCACTAAGGGGTTCGATCAGATTGAATCTGCAATCCCATCAATTCTCCGCAGGATCTACCGCGTATGACCCCCTACGACGCCTTCCAGGATTGGCTGGCTTCGATCCTGGGCGAGGGCTACCAGTACAGCCGTGGGATGTGGGTCGACCACCCGTCGCTCGACTCGGCATTCATCGCAGCGATCCAGCAAACCGGCGGCCCCCCGACTCAGGTCGACATTCGTCGCCTGCGGTTCAAGGTGATCCTCCTCGGCCCGAAGGGCGTCCGGAAACATGTTGTCGACGTCGGCAACTCAATCGAGACCCTGGCGCAGGTAGCGCTTGGTGACAGCGTCCCCTGTGGCGCCGCATCTGTTCGGGCAATCGGCGAGCCGATCGGGCCTGGATACACCACCGAAAACCGGGCCTGGTACAGCCTGGACCTTGAAGTTCTCTATTAATCAGGAGGCCAGACATGGCTTGCAAGAAGCTCAAATTTCCGGGCCGCGACGTCGTGCTCGAGTATTACATCGGGTGCGGCGATGCGCTGCCGGCGGAGAATGACTGGCGCCGTTTTGGGTCGCTCCGCACGAAGGAATTCACCGTCGAGTGGGACACCATCGGCGCGACTGATTCCGACTCGGTTGGCGCACTGCGGGAGAACCTGGCCAGTTTCCAGACGCTGACCATTTCCGGTGACGGTACCGTGAAGGCCTCCGGTGCCGGCGCGCAGAACCTGATCGACCTGACGAAGCATGTCGTGAAGCCGGACGCGACCGGCGGACAGCCTGTTGTCTGGATGCGCATGACCTTCCCGGACCTGACCTTCACCGCATTCATGCTCATCAGCAACCTCAGTCGCTCCGCGCCGTACGACGATGTCACCACCTACAGCTTCGAGGCTTCGGCGACCGCTTCCGACTTCGGCCTGATCGTCGAGGATACCCCCGACGCGGATGCGCCGGACCCGACCAGCATTCAGGTCGTGCCGGAGACCCTCTCGCTTACCGTTGGCGAAGGCTTCAACTTCGAGGGCGTCGTGCTGCCTGTTGGCGCTCCGCAAGGCCTGCGCTGGACTTCCAGTGCGCCGACCGTGGCCGCAGTGAACACGGTTACCGGCGAGGTGAGCGCGCTGTCGGCCGGTACCGCCACGATCACCGCCGCTTCCAGCGTCGCCCCGGGCGTCACCGATACCGCAACCGTCACGGTCATCCCGCTGGTGCAGGGCATCACCGTCTCGCCGACATCTGTCTCGATCGCCGAAGGTGCCACCCAGCAACTGACCGCCGCTGTATCTCCGACTGGCGCGGCTCCTGGCCTGGTCTACGAAAGTGCGGCGCCGGCGATTGCTACCGTGAGCTCTACCGGCCTGGTTACCGGCGTTGATGTGGGCACCACCACGGTGAAAATCACCAGTGCGGCGCGGCCGTCGGTGAGCGTGACCGTTCCGGTAACCGTTACTGCACCGTGATCCTCACCGAGATCGGTGAGATAGGCGTACACACGGCCTCGGGGGAGTGCTTTCTCCTGCGGCCGTCCCTGTACGCCATGACCCAGCTCGGTACGCCGGCCGAGATTGTCGACGTCTTCGCGCGCGTCATGAGCGACCCGATCACCGAGAAGCATCAGGCGGACCAGTTCGCCGACGCCCTGGCCGTGGTGGTGGCGTGTAGTGAGCAGGACCTGTCCGACGTGTTTGGCTACTACGACCAGGATCTTGTCTACCGGCCAGGAACTGCGAACGTCGAGCACCTTGTACCCCTCGCGCGCTGCCTGCTGAAGCACGGCGTCACAGGAGCGCTTCCGCCGCTACCCCGGCGACACGACGAAGAGCCGAACTACTCGGGGGAGTTCGTTGCACGGGAGTACGTCGCGACGGCGATAGCGCACCTGGGGCTGAGCGAGCGCGAAGCCTGGTCCATGACCATGACCGGCCTGATCGGCGCTCTGCGCGCGAAATACCCCCCAACCGAATCGAACGCTCCGGGCGCCAGAGCCCCGACCGCGGCAGAGCATGACGCGACGATGGAGTGGTTCGACAAGATCGAGGCCAAGCGCAAGGCGCGGGCGAAAGGAGCACCCTGATGGCTGAGAATGTCGGCAGCATCTACTACACCGTCGAGGCGGATACCTCTGGCCTTGTAAACGGCACGAATGCTGCTGACCGTTCATTGGATCAGATGCAGGCAACCATGCGGCGTGCTGATAGCGAGGCGGCACGTCTCAACACGACTGTCACCAAGCTTTCGTCGGCTATTAAGACGATCATCGCGGCGTCAGCGCTCCGCGAGATGGCCAGCATGGTCCAGTCCTATCAGGAGATGGCTGACAGGGTTCGTCTGGCGTCTGCAAGCCAGGAAGAGTATGAAAACGTACAGGCCAGACTGCTCCGTACCGCCAACGGGACATACCGGGCGCTCTCCGAGGCGCAGGAACTCTACATCCGCACTTCTGCAGGCCTGAAAGCTCTCGGATACGACACAACGTCTGCACTGGATGTGATGGATTCGCTGTCGTATGCATTCGTGACCAATGCGACCAAGGCGGATGCAGCAGAGGCAGCGATCAGCCAGTTCTCCAAGGCAATCAACACCGGCAAGGTTTCGGCTGACCAATGGGAAACAATCTCCAGCGCAGTTCCGTCTGTTATTGAGGATATCGGCGCCGCTGCAGGTAAGACGGGGGCGGAAGTCAGGAGTCTTGGTGCGCAGGGGCAATTAACGGCGCAAATGCTCACCGAGGGTCTACGTAAGTCCTTGGAAGAGAACTCAAAGGCAGCCGCCGGCATGTCCAATAACCTGACCGATGCAGGGGTCAGGATTCGGACTGCATTTACTCAAGTCCTTGTTTCGCTGGAAGACCAGACTGGCGCCCTTCAAACCTTCACCAATGGTCTTATTTCGGCTGCTGATGCGCTTCTTGAGTTCGGGCTTGACTCGGAAAAAATGGCAGCATTTCTCGACACTGCAACAGTCGCAGCAGCTTCTCTGGCCTCTGTTGTGGCTGGGCGTCTAGTTACCTCCCTGTATGCAGCAGGTGCGGCCCAAGTGCAAAGATTGCGGGCAACGCTTGAGCAGATAGCAGCTGATCGGAATGCTGCTATAGGTGCGCTGAGGCGGGCAGAGGCAGAGAAGGCCGCCGCCGCCGCGGCTGTCGCTCTGGCTCAGGCGGACTTGAATGCTGCCAGGGGTTCAAATGCCCACGCAACAGCTCTAAACGCGCTGCTGGCCGCTAAAGAACGCGACTTGGCCGCCACAAGAGCGCTAACGGCTGCTCAAGCAACGCTGAATGGTGTAGCAACCACCGGGACGGTGGTGATGGGTGGACTTCGATCGGCAATGGCGTTCCTCGGCGGACCGCTTGGGGTTGTTCTGCTGGCAGCAACCGCGATCGCAACATTTGCAACGAATGCACGGGAGGCGAAAGAGCCTACGGACCTTCTAACCCTGTCCGTTGAAAAACTTGGACAGGCACAGCTGAAGGTTGCACAACTGGACATCGACAAGCGAATCCAAGCAGTGAGCGATAAGCTCAAACTGCTTGGGGAAAACTATGCGTTCGCGGCAAAAGAAGCCCAAGGCTCTGGTCGAAGGGCCAATCGATATGCTGAAGATGCCGTGCGTATCCAGGGCGCGGTCGAGGAGCTTACGCAGGAGCTTGACCAGTTACAGAAAAAGCGTTCAGACGTCGACGCAGCCCTAGATAAAAAGAGTTCATCCCCATCTGGTAATGGCCCGGATCGCCAGGCAAACCCGGAGGATACAAAGGCTCTCCAGAATCTTCGCGACGAGGCTGAACTATCTGCTCTCGCGGGTGAAGAACGGGCGAAGCTTGCCGCGCGCAAAAAGCTCAGTGCTGATGCCACAAAAGAGGAGATCGCGGAGGCGGAGCGTCTCGCTGTCCAGATATTCCGCAACAGCGAAGCGCGGAAGCAAGAGAAGAAGTCAGCCTCTGATACCGCCTCTACGGTCAAAAAGTCGATGGAGGATCAGCGTCGCGCTGCCTTGGACAATGAGAAGACTATCGGAGACCTTTCCCAGCAACTGGCACAGGCTGGACTGAAGGGAAAGGAACTGGCAGAAGCTGGGGCGCAATCTCGCCTTAATCCATTCGCCACGCCGGAGCAGGTCGCCCAGGTCCGCGCGCTCGCCGCAGCTCTGTACGAAGCGCAACAGGTAGAAGCCAACAAGCAGTTGCTGGGGCAGATGGACCCGATCGCCGGCGAAGACCAGCGCTACCAGACCGAACTGGAGAATCTGAAAAAGCTGAACGAGGCCAAGTTGCTCGAGGATCAGCGCTACTTGGAACTCAAGACGCAGGCCGAGCAACAGCACGATGCCACGATGAAGCAACTGGAGGAGGAGCGATTCCGCCGCCAGGCTGCCGGCAACGAGATGATCATGGCAACGCTGGATCAGGTGCAGCAGGCCGGCACGAACGCTCTGACAGGGCTGATAACCGGGGCGAACAACGGTGCTGACGCCATGCGGCAACTGGCCGGCGCCATGCTGAACCAAGTCGTCGGTGCCCTCGTCAAGGTCGGCATCGAGCAGGCGAAGAACTTCATCATGGGTCAGGCCCAGCAGGCGGCTGCGGCGACGACAGCCGCAGCGACCGGCGCCGCTATGGCTTCTGCCTACGCGCCAGCCGCTGCTGCCGCTTCGGTTGCGTCATTCGGCGGGGCGGCAACGGCTGGCCTTACCGCAATGGCGGCCGCCATCCCGGCAATGCTTGGGATGTTCGCTGGAGGTCGCCAGTACGGCGGTCCCGTAGGGGCGGGCGGCATGTACCGGATCAACGAGAACGGCGCACCAGAGGTATTCCAGGCTGCGAATGGCCGGCAGTACATGTTGCCGAACACCCGTGGAGAGGTGATCAGCAACGGCGACGCCTCCGCTCAAGGCTCGCCGCAGATCAGCCTGCAGATCATCAACAACGGTCCGCCGGTTTCCGCCACCTCCGCCATGGACGGGAACAACCTGCGGGTAACTCTCGATGCGGTCGAGCAGGACTTTGCCAACAAGGTTTCGTCTGGCCAGGGGCTTTACCCGAAAGCAATCGAAGGCGCCTATGGATTCAAGAGGGCAGGGCGATGATCAAATGGCCTGATGGCCTTCCCTTCCCGCTCAGGGAGGGGTACGGCTTCAAGACGGTTGAGCCAATGGCAAGAACCGCCCTCCAGAGCGGCCGGGCACGCTACCGACGGAACTTCAGCAATGTGCCGGTCATTCTGGAGGTTTCCTGGCTGTTCACCGCTGAGCAGGCTCGGCTGTTCAAAGGGTGGTACCGAGACGTCCTGAAAGATGGCGTCAAGTGGTTCGAGTGCGATTTGCGTACGGAAGAGGGAATCGTTCCGTGCAACCTGCACTTCGAGGGGATCTACGACGGTGGCTATCTCGTCGGGCGTGACTACTGGCGTTTCAACGCAACCGTCGTGATGCGAGAGCGCTCGATCATCGATCCAGGGTGGGCCGAGATTCTGCCCGAGTACATCCTCCTCGCCGACATCTTCGACATCGCGATGAACAGGGAGTGGCCTAGACATGGCGACGGCTCTTGAGCGCTTCTATGCCTCCGGCGGTGAAGACCAGCAGTTCGCCACGGTCGAGTTGTCATGCCCGGCTTGGGCGGAGCCTATCCTAATCTGCCAGGGCTATGACGACATCACCTGCATGACCGAAGACGGGCGGCTGCTGACGTTCATCGCTGGTGCGATCGACGTATCGATTCCGAAGCGAGACAACAGCGGAAACCAGAACGTTGGATTCGCAATCGACAACGTGACCGGATTCGCCCAGCAGCGTATCAACGAAGCGCTGGAGGCTGGCGAGTATGTCACCTTGATCCTGCGGATGTACCTGGAGAGCGATTTCACAGCTCCTGCTGAGCGTCCGTACCGGATGAGGGTTAAGACGTCGGGTTTCGAGGGTCTCACTGTCCAGGTAGAGGCCGGCTACTACGACCTCATCAACACCGCCGCGCTGCGCCACATCTACAACGTTAGCGAGTTCCCTGGCCTCAAATACTGGCCCTGACCCCATGCCGAACAGATACCTCACCGCCATCTATACCGAGGGCGGACGGGCCCTGCCGTGCCTTGACTGCTGGGGCCTGACGCTCATCGCGCGGGTTGAGTTGTTCGGGCTGCCGATGCTGACCGACTTCGGCGGTGTCACGCGGCGCACCCCGGTTTCGATGCAAAGGGCGTGCGATACGGAGATCCAGCGCGCGCTCGAGCAATGCGAGCCAGGACCTGGGGTCATCGCCGCGGCCTATAGAGGGCGTCTGCTCGATCACGTAGGCCTGCTGGTCGAGGTAGATGGACGCCTGCGGGTTCTCGAAATCAACCCGGGAAGCGGGGTGTCGCTCACTCCGCTCCAGAAGTTCTCCGACAAATACTCCAAGGTGGTCTTCTACCGTGATCGAAATCTACCCATCGCTCCTTGACGGAGAACCGCTGGAGCGGCATCCGATCGGCCGCAGGATGACGATTCATTCCTGGCTGACCGCGAATTCGCCTGGGTACCGCTGCCACGACGTCCACCCGTTCTCTATCGGTGTTGTCCCCGCTGAGGTTGCGCTCTGCGATGACCTCACCGACAAGCAGAAAAAGGCCCATGAGGAGTTCATCCATCCCGGTGAGTGGGCCGAGCGCATCATCGACCGCGGCGACATTGTGAGGATCTACAAGCTCCCGCGCGGGACTGATCCGTTCACGATTACTGCGGCCCTTTTCAAGGGGGCGCAATCGGTTTTTCGGATGCTCATGCCTCAATTGCCCGGCATGCCGACGAACCCCGGGCAGGGCGCGTCGCTCTCTGAAACTAGCGCGCGCGGGAACAAGGTAAAACTCGGCGATGCGATCCGCGAAGTCGCTGGCCGTCGTCTGATTTATCCAGACTACATCCTGCCGCCCCGGAAGTACTTCGCCGGTCCGCGTGAGCAGTGGACCGAAATGCTCCTGTGTATTGGCCGTGGTCGGTTCCAGATCGCCGAAGGGGCAGCGAAAATCGGTGACACGTCGTTCCTGGCACTGGGCGCTGATGCCTCTTTCCAGATTTTCGAGCCAGGGCAGAACGTCAGCGGGCACCCGGCATCGGTCTGGTGGCACCTGGTTGAGGAAGTTGGTGCGAGCTCAACTGGTAATGCCGGCCTGGACCTGACCGAGAGCTCCAATCTCACCCCGAACCCGTCGGCAACTACGTTCACGTTTTCCGGAACGAACATCATCATTTCTGCCGGAGCCGGGTCGTTCCCCTCTGGCTGGGTTGCGGGGACGATCCTGCGGGTTGAGGCGATGTACCCCTATTCGGTGAACGATGGCGGCGGGACGAATCGCGACGTCGTGACGGGGGATATCGCTCAGCTCGGGCTGGATGTTGGCGATGAGATCGAGGTGGTCGGCACCAACGGCGGCCTCTACCTGGTGAACGACATCACCTCAACGTCGATGACGCTCAACTACAGCAACGGTTCGCCGGCCAATGCGTTGCAGACCGGCTCCGGAAATGCAGCAATCGGCCCGCGTGGGCTGCGCTATCGGATCACGGCGTACAGCGCGCAGCAACTCACCGTCGAGCGGCTGACCAGTGCGGGCGGTGTCGATGTTGACTGGCCAGGATTCACCGCTCTCAACTCGTCTACGTCCCGAGTCACCATTGATCCGACCAGCCTAGAAGGGGGCTGGCGCGGTCCCTTCCCGGCGTGCCCAGTATCGGAGAAGACCAACTTCGTCGAGATCGACGTATTTTGCCCGGAAGGGCTTTGCGGTGTAGGCAGGGAAGGGCAGATCTACCAGATCCGCACCTATTACGACATCCAGTGGCGAGACATGGCCATCGGCGGCGCATGGACGACGGTCAGCAAGAACCATGCTGGCAGTTCTCTCGACCAGCAGGGTTTTACGGACGGCATCCCGCTGCCGTACATGATGCGGCCCGAGTTTCGCATCAGAAAAGTGTTCGTCAACCAGGGCGGCAACTCAACATCCGAGTACCGAGACCGCACCCAGTGGTACGGGATGCGCGCGCGCCTCCAGGCTCCATCGTCCTACGCCGGCGTCACGGTAATGGCTGTCCGGTATCGGTCGTCTGACCGCATCGCGGCGCAGACCGAAAGCCGCGTCTCGGTAGAGGCCACTCGCATGCTCCCAACCCGCCAGGGTGGAGCATGGACGAGCGAGATCGCTACGCGAGACATCGTCCCGTTCCTCTGCTACATCGCGAAGGAGCGCGGCTACACCGATGCGGATCTCGATCTCGAAGAACTGGATCGGCTGGACGCCATCTGGAAGGCCCGCGGCGACACGTTCGACATGATCTACGAGGACGGTAAGGTCACGGTCGCCCAGATCATGGACGACGTGCTTGCGGCCGGGTACGCCGAGAAGACCATCAAGCGCGGCGTGATCTCTGCGGCCCGAGACGAGCCAAGGACAACATTCGGGCACATGTACTCGCCGCAGAACATGGATGGTCCACTGAGGATCAGCATCAGCGCTCCGTCTGAGGACGACTACGACGGCGTCGATGTAGAGTTCGTCAATGCCAACGGCTGGATCGAAGATACCGTCCAGTGCCGCCTTCCCGGCGATGTCGGCAGGAAGGTCGAGAAGATCACGGCTGTCGGCGTGACAGACCGAAACCGGGCCTGGCGCTATGGCATGCGCCGCCGGATGGCACAGCGATACCGGCGAACCGAGTATTCGTTCGATACCGGCCTCGATGCGCTGAACAGCGAGTTCTGGGATTACGTGGCACTCGCCGGCGATGTTCCAGGCCCTGGGCTGGCGCAGAGCGCATATCTGAAATCGTTCGTGATCTCGGGAAGCTCGGTCCTGATCGAGTCCAGCGAGCCGCTCGATTGGTCGCTGCTGAGCTCTCCAGCGCTGTATCTGCGCCGCCCAGACGGAACGGTTTCCGGCGGATACCCGGCATCTCGGATCGACGACTACCGGCTGAGCATTCCCAGTATCGATTTCGTCCCCGATGTTTCCTGGGAAATCGAACCGCCGCACCTACTGCTGGGAAATCCATACCCGGCCCTGATCAGTTCCATAGACCCCAAAGGCAATACCGCGGCGTCCGTCCGAGCGGTGAACTACGACCCCAGGGTCTACACCTTCGACAACGCCAGCGCCCCCAACTGACCGCACACAAAAACCCAGAGCCCGCCATAGAGCGGGCTTTTTCATGCCCGGAGAATTTGCATGACTACATATGCCACCGGCAATCCGCTTGGCTCCAAAGATCCGCGTGACCTCTACGACAACGCCGAGAACTTCGACGCGGCGATGAATGACCGAACTAACGTGGCGTGGAATGACCGATTCGGTGTGCCAAGAAAAACATGGTTCGGTGTGGAGCAACAGGTCAATGACTGGCTGGCCGCCCAGGGCTTCGAACCTGGATTTCTGGTGTACGTCGATGGCTCGCCGCTGACAGTGGACCGCCCGACCCAACTGATCCAGCGTGACGGAAATCTCTACAGCGTCAAGCGCCCAGCAGATTTTCCCGTCAATCTGACCGGAAACTGGGCCACCGATCAGGATCTACTTGTTGCTCAGGTGGACCAGTCTCTACGTCATGACATTTCCAATGCTACAGACCCATACAAAGGGTCTGCGTTGGTTGGGAGACAACCACTAATAATTAATTCTGTCGCAGAACTCCGACTGACCCCTGGAAGGTTTTCTGGCGACAGAGCTTTCCTAAAGAACTACCTGGAGGGTGACCGTAAGGGGCAACGGTATTTGACCTGGATTCCAGGGACTTCTACCGATGATGGTGGAATGATGTTTTCTGCTACTGGTGGGACTTGGCATAGTGACCTGGACGAACATGGGCGCGTAGATGCCCAATTTTACGGATTGCCGCTGTCGTCTGGATTCTGCACTGCTCAAGACCTTGCCATCGAAGCGTACTGTTATCCGAGGGGAATTAGAGCCTTTTACGGTCCGGGGCCAGATGGCCCAGGCGTTTATGATTTCGGAGATGCAAACTGGGCATGGTCAGGTCCGCGCGTAGCTGGTCAGCCAATGAAGGACTATCAGGGTGGCGGAATCGATTTCTGCCGGACAACGACTCTGAGAACTACGTCTACCGATGGCGCTGATGTTTTGCAATGCTGCGGGATAAAGAACGCTCATTTTACCGGGTTTCCCAATGTTACTGCCACAATTGACCCTGGAGCCACTAGCGGATCAAACGGGGTTAGCCTTGTATTCGGAGCAGAGAATGTAACGTTTGAGCTTAATTGTTTAGACCTTCCGGCAATTTACAAGACAGATGGGTCTATTGATGGCGGACAGGCGTTCACTATCCAGCCTGGAACTGGTAACACCAATGCATTTAGGAATATCAAGTTCAGAGGCAATGCTAAAAACTGCTCTGTAGGATTTGGATCAGATGTAGCTTTGAATGATGCTGCATCTATTCCTCTTTCAGGAATAGATATTGACATTACAGCTGAAGATTGCTATAGGGCATTTGTCTTCGGTGGCGCGGCATACACCTCAACTCCATCCCAATTTGCATTTGCCGGCATAACCGGAAAGATTCGAGCTATAAATTGCCAACAGTCTGTTGTGCTGGCTCGCGCAGTTGGAGTAGACATAAATGTCAGCATCCTTTGCACGAAGGATAAATCAGAGCTTATCAAGCACCAGTACAATAGCAGTGTATTTGTTACCGATATAAAAGGCTCAAAGAGTTGTAATGTTGACATCACAGGGAGAATTGTTAACTCTGACTCTATGCTAAGCATCGGAGGGATAGCCATGTCTGGCGGCATAAGTTCTTCCACTGAAAATATTAGACTGCGCCACTCTGTCACCTTCAGTTCAGCAGCAACGCAAGTTTCTGTAGTTGATTTCGGTGGAGGTACAGTGTCAAGTTCTGAGTTGCACCTTTCTTTCTTGAGTTCTGGATACCAGCCACTAATCGACATTGGTGGTAATAGCGTATACATTGATGGGTGTCTTTCTCCGGTTGCGCTTTTGCCAGGCGACGAGAGTTCGTTTGTACCGAGGTGCCAGCGCGCAACAGTTTTGTATAGATCGCCAATTACAGGTGTTAGGTCGATAAATTTTCCATCCAATCCACTTAAAGGGCAGGTCGTCAAAGCATATAGAACTAGTGCGGCGACCGGAGGTACTCTTTCTTTTGGTGGATTAATAAATATGACAGAAGGAACGACTCAGGAAGCGATTTTCGATGGATCCTCTTGGATTCTTCTTTAATTTTGAATAGCGCCAGTCAAGCTGGCGCTATATAACTTATGTTGAGATTAATATTTTTTTCTGAATAGGTAATATACCTTCTCCTGGATCTTGATTGCAGATATGTATCCCAGGTATGAAAGCAAAATGCATGCTGCAATCACAAGGATTCTTGCATTAAATATGCCGCCTCTGGCTATTAACATGAAACCAAGGCCGCAGAACATCATGGAAAAGCCTAGGAGATCAGGCGATATGTTTCGCCTTGCAATTCCGATTATCATAATTATTTGGAAAGCTGCAACTATTAGCCAGTCCAAATAAAAAGCGCCAGACCCCATGTGCATTATTATATTAGCCTTTAGCGGGAATGTTATGTTTGTTCCTCTGGACGCAACATCGGGGTATACTTCTCTCGTTTCAGACGTTGATGTTGGCTTTTCAGGCAGTATGCTTCTTGGCACAAATATTGTGGCTGCATCCTCCGCAAAATACATTTTTGCAGTTAATTTTCCACTTGAAAAACCTCTAAGTACGTCCTCTGTAATAAATGCTGCATTGTAATTGAGGTCTTCAAAGCTATCTGTTGGGGATACAGGTACGGATGGGGTTATTTGTTCAAGCTCTGCATCTCCAGAGCTTTTCTGTTTTTGGCTGTCCGCCTGAAGTATGTTTTTGTTTTCGCTAATTGTATATTCTTTTTCTGAATTTTTTAGTTCTTCATTGTTTGTTTTTGAGAATAGTATTTTGCTTGAATCTGGCGCTCTAAGATCTGTTACGATGACATAAGATAATGCCATCGATGCTGCCGTTATTAAAGATGCCGCGATAAATCCAGTTAGTTTTACTCGTTCAAACATCATCATTATAAGAAACGTCATTGCGAAGAGTATTATTATTCCTCTGCCGCCGCTTAGTGATGCTATGACAAGACTTATAAGAAGGAATGCTATGTTTGTCTTACTAACTCCGCTGACGTACATGTTTATTAGCTGAATGAAAATGGCGCAGTACATGGAAAGAACCATCCATGCGCCACCCTTTGTAGAGCTATAACTCAAGGTTTGATAGTATTTTATTATGTAATTTGGCGAGATGCTTCCAATTATCCTGTACGTATTTGCCAATAATAATATTAAGATTCCTATATTTATTAAAATCAATATATATATTGAGAGGCGCGGCCCTCTTGGCTTGAAATTGTCTAACATCTTTTGCTTGCTAAGAAACAGCGAACTAATAATTGCTATAATTATCGCGCATGATACGTCTACAATTAATGATATCCCCCCATACATATCTGTAAGTAATGGGTACTTTGAGTGGTCAAGGTATCTTAATATAAATAAATAATGATAAGTAGCGTAGCACCCAAGAGGTCCGGCTATTAGTATAAAAACTTTTTTTAATTTTTCGGAGAATGTAACCATTTATAAGTGGGCCTCTAATATTCTTTAATTTTCTGAATTATGCTTTTTGTCATCGTCGCAGATTTCCCGTTTTCCGAGTGATCCTAATATAAAGAATATAAAATCTTATCGGGATATCATTTCTTTCGCTCACAAAGCCAAATCAAAATCGCAAGCCCTATTAGCGGTAGAGGCAAATACCAGAAATCAAAGATCGGATTGCTAGAGGCTTCATCTGTTGGCTGATTTGGGAAAACGACGAAATCTATAACTCCAATAACCATTAGTCCTATCAGTATCAAAAAAGGTGTCCGCACAGTCGTTCCTCATTCAATCGATGCGCACTGATCGCACCATCATGCTCCAATGAGCGGCAATCATAAGAATCCAATGGCCCCTTTGGAAGAGTTCCATCGGAGCGGTTTGCTTGAGACATCAGCCTTCTGTACGTCTTGTGACCACTGATTCTGAAAAATTTTCTACAAACATAGGCCCGCCATTGAGCGGGCTTCGTCGTCTTTGGAGACCCGTAAATGCGTACATCCCAACGAGGCATAGACCTCATCAAATCCTTCGAGGGCCTGCGCCTGTCCGCCTATCAGGACTCGGTAGGCGTTTGGACCATTGGCTACGGCACCACGCGGGGCGTCACCCGCTACATGACGATCACCGTCGAGCAGGCCGAGCGGATGCTGTCGAACGACATTCAGCGCTTCGAGCCCGAGATGGACAAGCTGGTGAAAGTGCCACTGAACCAGAACCAGTGGGATGCCCTGATGAGCTTCGTGTACAACCTGGGCGCGGCCAATCTGGCGTCGTCCACGCTGCTCAAGCTGCTGAACAAGGGGGACTACCAGGGAGCAGCGGACCAGTTCCCTCGCTGGGTGAATGCGGGTGGTAAGCGCTTGGAGGGTCTGGTCAAGCGTCGAGCGGCGGAGCGCGCGCTGTTCCTGGAGCCGCTGTCGTGATCTCCGCTCGCGCTTTATCGGTCGCGCTGGCCTGCCTGGTGCTGGTCGGCCTCGGCACCGCCGGCGGTGTCTGGCTCGGCGCGCGGCACTACCGGCCGCAGTTGGATGCCGCGAGCGCGGATCTGGCTGCCTGCCGTGCCTCCCGGGGAGAGTTGGAGTCCGCAGTGGCGGAGCAGGTCCGGCAGCGCGACAATCATCAGCATCAGCACCACCCTCATAGACCCAGCTCCTGATCAA